GTCATCCGTGGCTGCTTGCGGGCCAAGCCAACGCAACGCCTGTGCAACAGGGGCGGACATTTTCCCAGCCCAAGACATGACGTTTGGTCCCGCATGGCGCAGGCGGATTGTACGGCCACCGATTTTGACGTTGCGAGTGGCTCCGTCCGTTACATAAGTGGTTTTTGCCGGAACGGCATTTGTTAGCCCCAGTTGGTTGGCGGAGGCAATGCCGTCATTCATGATTCGGACGCTGTCCCGCCGAGCAACGGCGGCGACGGCGGAATCGATGTTCACAGGCGCGGGGCGCTTTAACACGCCGCTGATACGCGGCAGATCGTAAAGACCATGCCCAACGCGGCGCAAATCGCCGCTTTTGACCAGACGTGACAAAGCCTGATCGACAGCCGCACGGCTGCCAATGTCCAGGAAATCCTTCGGGGTGCATACCCACTTGCCGCGACCCTTGGCCCTTACGCGGCGAATGATTTTTTCAGCTATACCAGTCATTTCACGTACCTTTATGGCTCATATCTTGTCAGAAATATAGCGTATTTTTCTGACAAAATCAATTCCTCCTTTCTCCCCTCCCTTTGGCCTCCCCGGCTCCTCCCCCCACAACCGCCATTCTCCTCCCAGGTTTTCGAACAGCCCCCAAGGAGGACTCCATGGCTATTAAACATCTCAATCAGATCGAATTGGCCGATCGCTGGAATATCAGTGAGCGCACGCTTGAGCGCTGGCGGTGGACCGGCGAAGGCCCTGCCTATCTCAAAATCGGTGGACGGGTCGTCTACCGGCTCGAAGACGTGGAAGCTTTTGAAGCAGAGAACCTCTGCAAAAGCACCACCGAAACCCCGAACGATCTTTATGCGTGAGGGGGACGATATGAACATCCCCAACCGCATCCAAATCGACGACCTGAGCGCCATGGAGGTGGCGGACATTGCCTCTCTGCCGGTCGAACAATTGACCGCCTTGCAAAGTGAAATCGCCGAACGCCTCACCCTTACGAAGCTGATGAAGGACCGTTTCGATAGCGCGCTTGAGTGCCGCTTTTCCCTTCCGGCGAGAGAAGGCCGTGCAGCCCTTGGTAAAGACACAGGCACGGTTCGTTTCAATGAAGGTCCGGCGCAAATCGTCGCCGATCTTCCCAAGAAGGTCTCCTGGGATCAGTCCCAGCTGGCTCAGCTTGTCGAGCGCATGAAGGCCGAGGGCGACGACCCGGCTGAATACGTCGACATCACCATCAAGGTTTCCGAACGCAAATTCGCCGCTTGGCCGAGCCACATCCGCTCGGCGTTTGAGGGCGCACGGACCGTGCGTATCGGCAAAGCCTCCTACCAACTTTCCCTGAACGATGAGGTGCAATCATGACCGCCAAGACCAAACTCGAACGCCTGCGCGAAGATAACTGTTTCCTGGTCGATCTTCCCGACACCATCCGGATTCCGCCCTTGGGCGATCGCCAAGAAGAAGTCATCAAGCCCATTGAAGCGGCGTCAATTGATGACCTTGCTTTCGCTCAACTGGCTTTGCAGGCCAAATCTTCCGCTCTCTATGCCGAAATCGATGCGCTGCGTCGGGTCTACGACATGGCCCGCAAGAACGGTTCCTTGGGGGCAGACAATGCCCTGGATGCGGTTGCATCGAAGAAGGGGGGCAAGTGATGACACTCCCCATCATTTCCGCCGATGAACGGTTGTCGGAGCAGCGTGGCATTAAAGGCTGCATCTTCGGCAAATCCGGTATCGGCAAAACCTCACTGCTTTGGACGTTGGATGCCCAGTCCACCTTGTTCTTCGATTTGGAGGCAGGGGATCTGGCGATCGAAGGTTGGTCCGGAGATACCATTCGCCCGCGTACTTGGATTGAATGCCGCGATTTCGCGGTCTTCATCGGCGGCCCAAACCCAGCCTTGCGTGACGATCAGGTCTATAGCCAGGCCCACTATGACGCGGTTTGTGAGCAGTTTGGCGATCCGGCAGCGCTGGATAAGTACCAGACGGTCTTTATCGACAGCATCACGGTTGCGGGACGCCTGTGTTTCCAATGGGCCAAAGGTCAGCCGCAGGCCGTTTCTGAGCGCACTGGCAAGCCGGACATGCGCGGTGCTTATGGGCTCCACGGCCAGGAAATGATCGCCTGGCTCACGCACCTTCAGCACACCCGTGGCAAGAACGTTTGGTTTGTCGGAATCCTCGACGAGAAGCTCGATGATTTCAATCGTAAGACCTTCGTTCCCCAAATCGATGGCTCCAAGACCGGTAACGAACTCCCCGGCATCGTCGATGAAGTCATCGCCATGGCGGAGGTCAGCCCGGATGGCAGCGATCCCTACAGAGCGTTTGTTTGCCACACGCTGAACCCGTTCGGCTTTCCCGCAAAGGATCGCAGCGGTCGGCTTGATCAAATCGAAGAACCTCACCTTGGCCGTCTGATGGAAAAGATCGGCGGCCCCGCAAAACCGGCAGGTGAAAGGCTGACCTTTAGTCGCCCCGTACCACCTGCCGAGACCCCCAAACCTGAAGACGACAAAGGAGCACAGTAATTATGACTGGTGCATGGAACGACTATAACGACGCGGAATCCCAAACATCCTACGACCTGATTCCAAAGGGCACCATTGTGCCGGTGCGGATGACCATCAAACCGGGTGGTTATGACGACCCTGCTCAGGGTTGGACGGGTGGATACGCGACCCACAACGATACGACCGGCTCGGTCTATCTGAACGCCGAGTTTGTCATCCTCGAAGGTCCGTTTGCCAAGCGCAAGGTCTGGAGCCTGATTGGGCTTCGCAGCCTCAAGGGGCCGGAATGGGGCAACATGGGCCGATCCTTTGTGCGCGGTATCTTGAACTCATCGCGGGGCCTTTCCGACAAAGACAATTCCCCGCAAGCGCAGGCTGCCCGTCGTATCAACGGTTTCACGGATTTGGATGGCATTGAGTTTTTGGCCAAGATTGACGTCGGCAAGGATGCCAATGGCGACCCGAAAAACGACATCCGGTTTGCGGTGGCTCCCAATAACAAGGACTGGGAGACGTTCCAAAATGGCGGTGGCCTGTGGAAGCCGAGCCAATCGGCCCCTGCCACAACGGCTCAGCCGATGGCCAATGCCAACACAGAAGCGCAACCGGCTTCAAACCCCAATCGCCCGTCTTGGGCTCAATAGGGGAGGCTGGTCATGTTACTTCGTCCCCGCCAGAAAACCTTCGTCGAGCGCAGTGTTCAAGCGCTCGGCGAACACGGCAACACACTGGCCGTTGCCTCCACCGGATTTGGGAAAACCATCGCGCTGGCCGGAGTCACTGGTCAGCTGCTGAAAGGCAATGATGCCAAGGCCTGTGTGCTTGCCCATCGCGATGAGCTGACAAGCCAAAATGAGGCAAAGTTCAATCGGGTCAATCCGGGCCTGAGTACGTCGGTCGTCGATGCCAAAACCAAATCCTGGCAGGGGCGGACCACCTTCGCCATGGTTCCGACCTTGGCGCGTAAATCCAATCTTGCTGCCATGCCCGCTCTTGAGCTTCTGGTAATTGACGAAGCCCATCATGCGGCAGCCGACAGTTACCGTCGCATCATTGATCAGGCCAAGGACAATAACCCGGACGTTAAGATTTTCGGTGTGACGGCCACTCCCAACCGGGGAGGCAAAAAGGGCTTGCGACCGATTTTTTCCAATGTTGCCGATCAAGTCTTCATTGGAGAGCTGGTGGCCTCTGGGCATTTAGTGCCGCCGCGCACCTTCGTGATTGATGTTGGCGCACAGGAAGCGCTCAAGTCGGTTCGCAAGACCGTTGATGACTTCGACATGATGGCCGTGGACGCCATCATGAACAAAGCGCCGATCACCGATGCAGTTATCCAGCATTGGCGGGAGAAGGCGGGTGATCGCCAAACTGTCGTCTTTTGTTCGACTGTCGATCATGCCCGCAATGTGCGTAACGCCTTTCGCACCCAAGGTATCCAGGCCGCCATGGTCTATGGCGACATGGGTACTGCGGAACGTCGCGATGTCCTTCAGGCTTATGAGCGGGGGGAAACCCAGGTTCTGGTTAATGTCGCGGTCCTGACCGAAGGTTGGGATCACCCGCCGACCAGCTGTGTCGTCCTGCTGAGGCCCTCTTCTTATAAATCCACCATGATCCAGATGGTCGGGCGTGGCCTGCGTACCGTTGATCCCAGCGAACATCCAGGCGTGGTCAAAAGCGACTGCATTGTGCTCGATTTTGGCACGTCCAGTCTTCTGCATGGCAGTCTTGAGCAGGACGTAAACCTTGATGGCAAGGTTGGCTCCGGTCCTGCCTTGACCAAGGAATGCCCAGAGTGTGCAGCCAATGTACCGCTGGCCGTCATGGAATGCCCGTTGTGTGGCTACCACTTCCAATCTGAGGGCAAGGAAGGTCAGCAGCCGATCTCTGACTTTGTCATGTCGGAAGTGGATCTTCTCAAACGTTCCAGCTTCCAATGGTGCGATCTCTTTGGCGATGATGCGGCGCTGGTAGCAAATGGCTTCAACGCATGGAGCGGGATTTTCTTTCATCAAGGCCGCTGGCATGCCGTCGGCGGTGGCAAGGGCCTCAAATCGCATTTGCTGGCTATGGGTGAGCGGACCATTTGCTTGGCCGCAGCCGATGATTGGTTGAATGAAAACGAGACCGACGAAAGCGCCCATAAATCCCGTTCCTGGCTCAATCAGTCGGTCACCACCCGTCAGCTTCAGTTCTTGCCACCTGAATACCGTCAGGATTTTGGCCTGACCCGGTATCACGCATCGGCTCTGCTGACATTCCAGTTCAACAAGGCCGCAATCACAAATCTGGTGTTGAACGCCCCTGAAGATAGCCGGAGGGCGGCATGATCCATGGTGATTTCATCAAATGCAGCTGCTCGTTTGAGGCTATGGCATCCGCGCGGGGAGCTCTGTGCCGTCTGTCGGCGACCGACCCGTGGTTTTGGCTGGTTCGACCGGCATTCATCGAAGCGTCCTCGTATTCAGCGGTGGTTCTGCTCCATGGACTGCCAGGGTTTCTGGTCGCGCTTGGCAAAGGAGGGTTTGGGCATGGTTGATCTGACCGAACAGGAAAAAGCCGCCCTGCGCCATGCCGTCAAGATGCTGGCGGAAGTGATGGAAGAGATCGGTTGGGAAACCCGCCTGATAGATCTCACAGAAACTCAGGTTCTTACCCTCGCTGAAGTTTGCGTTGGCGGGTTTCAGGACGCCATGCTGTCGATTGCCAAAGGCGAAAACACGGAGGTCCCATTTTGATGCTGGACTACAATTCCTCCCAAACTCTCGCCGATCAGGTGAATGCCCATATTGATGAGGCCTTGGTCGCTGAAAACCAATGCCAAGCACCCCGCCAGTATCTCGGTGGCTCTCGCTTTGGTGTTGCCTGTGAACGCGCTTTGCAATTCGAATACACCCAGGCCCCGAAAGACGATGGTCGGGATTTCGATGGGCAAACCCTGCGGATTTTTGCTGCCGGTCACGTCTTTGAGGACCTGGCCATTGATTGGCTGCGCAAGGCTGGCTTCGAGCTCTATACGACCAAAGGTAATAAGCCTGGTGGAGAGCAATTCGGTTTCAGTGTCGCGGGTGGCCGTATTCGTGGTCATGTGGACGGCATAATCAACGCAGCCCCGGTCATGGATGGCTTCCCAGCCCTTTGGGAATGCAAGTCACTTAACAATAAATCCTGGAACGACACCGCTAAACGCGGGGTCGCGGTATCCAAGCCGGTTTATGCCGCGCAGATCGCCACCTACCAGGCCTATATGGAAGCCTCGGTTCCGGGCATTTCTCAAAACCCGGCTTTGTTTACCGCCATCAACAAGGACACAGCGGAGCTTCACCATGAGCTGGTTGCGTTTGATGGCGGGCTTGCCCAACGCATGAGCGATAAAGCGGTGCGCGTCATTCAGGCGACAGAAGCCGGTGAGTTGCTGCCCCGTATCGCGCAATCGGCTGATTTTTTCGAGTGCAAATTCTGCGACTGGTCTGATCGGTGCTGGAGAACCGGCGGATGAGCAATGAGGTTGTAAACATTAATGACTGGCGGGATTTCAATTCAGCTGCCCCCCAGCACCAAGACGATGCACGCCAAACAGGGCTCACGGTTGATGAGATCAAGGCGCGGCTCAATACCAATTTGAGTGGCCTTCTGTCCTACCTTTATCCCGCAGGTGTTTTTCGTCATGGCAAATTCCTGGTTGGTGATGTCCGAGGCAATAAGGGCGAAAGCCTGAGTGTGGAGCTATCCGGGCCCAAAGCCGGGATG